GAGACGCGGTCTCGAGCATTTTGCGCTGGATTTCATTGGCTTTCTCCATATTTTCAATGCGTTCCGCCAGCCGCCCGGCATGCTCGCCAGAGCGGCGCAGGGACAGGAGGAACAGGGTTATTGTGAGAGCGATGACGGCCCACTTTCCGATAGCCAGCGCAAGGCGACTGCCGGAAAACCATGCGATCAGCGCGCCCATCAGCGCCGCCCCTTCCGCCAGTCGTCCCAGCGGGCGTAGATGGTGGTTCCGATGCCGATCAGGGCGACGGCGATGAACAGCCAGCGGATGGTATCGAGATACGGGATCAGCGGTTGGAGGGCGGACTGGGTGTCGGTGACGGCTTGTTGCACCACCTCGACACCGGCCGCGCCGATGGTGGCCACACCGGCTGCGCCACCGCCTTTCATGGTGCGGGATTCCGTCAGGGTTTCGCGCAGGCGTGGTGGTTCCGGTGCAAATCGAGTGGTGCGACCATTGCGAATGGTGCGCGGTGGGAACGGATCACCCCACTGGCGGGCGCGACCGATGTCGATATGCATAAAGTTCTGGCGGGGATAGAAACCGAAGCCGCTGAAGCCGATGGCGCGGGCCGCCGCCTCGAACCGCTCCGGTTCATGGTTGGCCATGGAGATATCGAACGCTGCGCCTTGCAGGTGCATGGAATATCTGGCCCCGCCGACCTGCCGGTTATAGGCGGGGCTGCGATAGGCGGAGTGGACGATCAACGGCACACCGAGCCGGTCGCGCAGCGCCTGCAACCTTTCGAGCGCCGGTTCGTTGATGCGGATGGTGCCGTCACCCCGGCAGGCGATTTCCTCCGGGCTGAAGTTGGGCCAGCGCCAGAGCTTTTCCGGCACATCGCGCCAGTCGGCGTAGTAGTGGGTGGTCATGATTTCCTCCAGAAATGAAAAACCCGCCTGTTGGCGGGCATATGGTCGGGATAGATTGTGTCGAGGTAGCTTCAGCCGAAGAGCTTCAGCTTCACGGCAATGCCCGCAATCAGGGCAAGCAGCAGGCCGGTGGTGATCAGGCGCACGATGGTTTGCCATGCGGTGCGCCGCGCCATACGCAGGCTGTCGAGCAGCGTGCGCAGGTCGTGGATGTCGATGGCGGCCTCGGGACCGTCGAGGCCCACATCGGCCAGGGCACGGCGTGCGCCCTGTTCAGCGGCACGGGCCAACATGGCTTCGAATTCGTCCTCAGGCATGCGGACATAGCCCGCATCAAGTTTGGGCGGGGTCATATTTTCTCCTGTTTATTCCGGGTGGTTCAGACTTCGCGCCACTTCGGGAACACCATCTGGTAGACCCAGTTGTTGGTTGAGGTCATGGTGCTGACGGGGTTGCCGGTCCAGCTGGCCGGCAGCCCGCCGGTGATCTCGGCATTGCTGCCGTTCTCGTAAAGATAGACCTGCGGGGCGACGACGCGGGGATAGGCGCTGGTGACCGGACCGGCGGGCAGATCTGTGGCAAGCGCGCCGATCTGCGCGGCCTGACCAATGGTATCCATCAGGGCAAAACCCGAGGTATCTGCACTGCGCCAGACGGCCGCCGTGCCATACCACGGCTTTGCGAATACGGCGGCGTAGGGACGGTGCGCCGGAACCGTATCGGCAATTTGCGGCAGGTCCATCAGGGCGACCTCCGCGGGACCGTAAACCGTCGCGCTGGGTAGTTTAGCCGAACGGTATTGCCCGGGTGGCAGATCGTAAATGGCGGCATCCGTCCGAATTGCCTCGATGGAGCGTGCACCGGCGTCACCAATGCGGGTGATGCGATAGTCGATCAGGCGGCCGTCATTAGCGAGGCTGATCACATCTCCGGGATCGAGCGACAGGTTTGACGGCGGCAATTTTGCCGTCAGGGTCTCCCGCCCGATCCAGGCCTCCATCAGGGCACGACGACAACGCCGGTCGGCCTCTTCCAGCGATACGGCCATCGGGAAGCTGTCGGCTGCCACGCGGGCGGCGTCGACCGTGACGCGGCGGGCCTCGACGGTGGCGGCATCGTATTCCTCGTCGGGGCGCACCATCTGCCATTTGAGCGCTTGCGGCAGTTCGGTTTCCTGCCCGCGGGTCAGTTCCATGACGTCGCCAGCACCGGCGACCATGTCATCGGGCGCAATGACAGACACGGCCCGCTGGCCTCGTGTCACAAACCGGATGATGCCGCCGCTTTCCACCGCATCGAACCCGAAATGCCGCGCCAGCGTTGAAATCGAGGCCCGCGGGCTTTCGAGAGCGGAAATCACAAAGCCCGGCACTGTGTCGGAAATTTCGCTCACATCGATCAGGGCATCATCCAGCCCGGCGCGGCGACAAAGCTCCCGCACCAGAGCAGCAAGGCCCACAGCGCCCAAACGTCCGTTCAGCCAGTGACCAAGCCGCCAGTTCGGCGCATCGGCCCAGACATCCTCGCGGGCCGGAAAGTCGGGATAGGGCCGCGCGTCCCATGTCCAGACAGCCGCCTCGCCCATGTCGATCATCGGGGCCGCGTAAACATTGCTGGTCGGGTTATTGGCCGGATCACCCCAGTATCCCAGCATCGCCTCGATATAGCGCCGCTGGATCGCCTCGTCCTGCCACCCTCGCGAGAAATGCGGCAGGGCGCTCTCGGCCGACTTCGGGTCATAGAACACGTTCGGCTGGTTGGTGCCGCGATCAACGGCGGGGCAGCCCAGTTCGGTAAAGCGGATCGGTTTGGATTGCGGCACCCAACCGGTGGGGGATGCGCTTTCCACCCCGCTCGGACGGTCATAATGTGCATTGCTCCACCACGCGCGGATGTCCTTGGGGCGAAATACCCATGGCTTGTTGTAGGCCCCGTCGGTGATCGGGGTGCGGACCTGGGCGGTGCGATCGGTGGATTTGCGCGGCGTCGCTTTCCGTCACCGCCACCCCGAAATCTGCCACGTCCTGCGTGGCCTGGCGCAAAGTGGCGCTATCGATGCGGGTAAAGATCAGACCGGCACGCGATCCAAAAATCTGTGAGGCCACAGCCGCTTGCTGGGCCGTGGGGATGAACCTGGCGATGGCGTCCTGAATGGCAGCCATCTTTTCGTCGATCGGCAGCTTGGCAAGGTCTGCAGCGGAAAGGTTCAAGGCATCCAATGCTTTCACCGCAGGACCGGTCCCCTGCGCCGCCTGGCTCAGACTCTTGGTCATCATGATCGAGGCCTGTTCAACCTCGCCCTGCGAGACTCCGGCCAGATCACCCGAGGCTACCTTCGCCGGTATCTTCCACTTCCCCCATCAACGCCTCTTCGGGCGCGTTCTTGGTGATGAATCCCGCAAACATCGCAGCGGTTTTCTTGCGGTCGAGCTCGGCGTCATCATATTGATCGAGCAGAAACAGCCGCACCATGGCCGGTGCCACATGCGGCAGGCTGCGTATTTGTCCCGCATCGATGGGGCGATAGATATGCAGCACGTCCTCGGCGGGCACCCGCGTTGTGTCCGGAATGACGGTGCCCATGAACGGGCCGCTTCTGTCCGTGCTGTCGCCTGGGTGACGACGGCGGAAATGGTAGGCCACGCGGCGGCCAATCAGATCGAATTCGATGCCGCAGCGAATGGGATTGCCGCTTGGGGCGGTTTCGGTCTTCTCGAACGGCAGCATTTCCGATTGCAGGAGCTGCAATTGCATCGGCACCAGCAGCCCGTCCTCGGCGCGACGTGGCCGGATGCGCACGAAGCATTCGCCCGCCACGAACATTTCGCGGGCAATCATGGCCTGCAGCCCATAGAAATCGGTCAGCCCGTCGGCGTCGGCCTGATCGGTCCAGGCCAGCCACAGGCGTTGGATCGTGTCCCGAAGCTCCGGATCTTCGATCAGCGACGAGGGCTTGATCCCGTCGCCGACCAGATTGGCCGCATAGGCTTCGCAGGCATTGGCCGCGTAGCCATTGGTCACCACCAACTCGCGCGAACGCGCCAGCAGGCGCGGACCACCCGAAGCCACCAGCGAGTTGATGTTTTCCAAAGGCGGTTGCCAGCCGCGCAGGCGGCGGCGCGACATTGCCCCTTCGAGGCGGGCACGCACGCCATCTGGGCCGCCAGTTTCCCGGCGACGAAAGGCATCAAACAGGCCCATGGGTCAGAGGCCTTTATTCGTGGTTATGCGCACCTGCCGGATCATCGAACGGCCCTCATGCGCGGCAATCTCGCGGTCCAGCACATCGATGGCCCGGTCGATTTCGGCAAGGCTGCGATATTCCACCGTCTTGCCGTCATAGCTGACCCGGGCCACGCCACTGGCGCGCGACGCCGCCAGCGCCTCGCGGCGGGTTTGCAGTTCTGCCAGTGTGGCCACATTCACCTCATGTAATTCGAGCGCACGGAACGGCGCTGGTTTGCGGGGCGGGTGGTGCGACCACTGCGACTTTGCCGTGCGGCGTTCGCCGCGCCTGCGCCGACCTCGGCACCGGGAGCCGCCACCTGCCGTTCCAATTCATCCCATTGCTTTTCGGACCAGCGGTCCGCCCCGAGGATCCACGCGGCCGCACGGGCATAAACCCGACAGTCCAGCGCCTCGTTGCGTTCGCGCAGCTTCTGCCATTCCAGCCGCGCGAACCCGCGTTTGTTGCGTACCGTCACCAGTTGTTCGGCGACCAGTTGCTTCAGCCATTCGCTGTCGATCCAGCCCGGCAGGTGCAGGGTTCCGGGTGGGTATTCTGTTCCGGCCGCCAGTTCCTCCGGCGTTGGCCGTTCCAATCGCAAGAACCGGTAGGTCTCGGATTTGAAGGTCGAGACCGCCACGGTCCAGACCGGAAAGCTGACGAAATACTCGTGCCCCCGCGCGAAACGCAGGTGCATGCGGCCGTCACGGTTTACGCCGAGCAGCTTGGCACAGCGCGTGCAGCGCCAGTCAGTTGAATGATGGGTGGTTTTTCGGGGCGAGCGCGCATTTTGGCGCTGGAAATTGGGAGTCGGCATTGAAATGCTCCTCTGTTGAGTGGAGCACCTCTATTGGCGGGCCGAATCGGAGTTCGTCAGTCCCCTGAACGGAGTTGAATCGGAGTTGGGCTTCAGATCGCGATTTCCCACCATTTCCGCTTGGGGGAACGGACGAAATCGGCTTTCAGCTTTTTCCAGAGCGGCTGTCCAAAAATATTGGCCAGAGACTGGTCTTCGATGCCCTTGATGAGATCCGCAGTCACGATTGGCGCAGGACCGGTATTGTGGGCATCGACCAGCCTTCCAATAACAAGCAACCGGTTTTCTCCAGCTATGTCGATGGAACCTTTTCCAGGGACAAAGAGGGTTCCTGCATTTTCACCAGTGCGCTCGAGCTGCACCGTCAGACCGCCTCTTGCCAACGACTGGTCGCGTCGAAATATATTTCTGAGCCTGTCCGCGACCAATGAGATTTCTTGCTTGTCGATATCGATCTGGTCGGCGAGTGAGGTCAGCACATTTGCAGCGAGACACGGTCCTGCCGCATTGCCCGCCTGCAAAACCAGCCCAATCCCAAGGTTATTACGCGACCTAAGATCGGAATCCACGCTTGCCCTTACTTTTTCCTGATCGAGACAACGCGCAAGGTATACGGGGACATTGCGAGCATCGATTTCAAGCGTTCCGAGGTACAGCAGGTGCTTGCCCAACTCTTCAACTGCAGGGACATCCAGCACGTCTCCGAGGTGGGCGCGGAGATGTTGTTCCACCCAGCCATCACGCACGCGGTAAATTCTGTAGCAATCACGATTGCCACCGCTTGGGGCAGAATGACCTTCGGCAACCTTAAGGTCGGCTCTGTCTGGTTGAACAACGACCTCGGCGGCAACAAGGCCAATGCCATCATCATCATCGATCAAGTCATCGTCATCCCAGCCGGCTGGCACAAGAAACCCCAGCTCCGTCAGAAGAGCCGGGTTAACGCCACGATCCAAAAGCCATGTACCGCCAATCCTATCAATTCCGATGTCCCAGATGGCAAGTAAGGCGGGTATAATGGCCATGCCCTCAGCTGCGCTTGGCACGCGGCCTTCCTGCATAATCTTCCAGTGACGGAGCAACCGGTGACCAAGTACTCGTTAAAAGGGATCGTCCAGGCTGAGCAAGCTGCAGGTGTTTCGGTCCGTTAGAGTGAAATCCAGAGTTTTCTCATTCGGACTAGGGCCTGTTGACATTCATCGTGTACGAATGATGGTTGCTCCGATATGGATCATTGCTTCAAAGCTTGTATCAGTTTTGCACGCACGCATGGCTATACGTTTGAATTCTTTAAGTTTCTGAAAGA